CACAGAACATCGCAGGTACAACTATTACATCTTCTAACGTTGTAGCACAGTTGACACTTATGTATGCTCAAATTCCTGTTACATTGCGTAACAAGAAAAGTGAAGTTCTTTGGTTCGTGTCTCCTGATGTTGCTGACAACTACCGTTTAGCGGTTGCTTCACAGTCTGCTGAAGTTTACACAACAGGTGAGCCTGTACTTAAGTTCTTAGGTTATACATTGACAGTTGGTGAAGGTATGCCTGCTTCAACTTCAGTATTGTCTTTGAAGTCTAACTACATCTTCTTAGCTGACTTAGTTTCTGACCCTTCAGACCTTACAGTTATCGACATGAGAAACACAACAGGTGACGCAAACATTCGTGTTCGTTCTGACTTCAAGGTAGGATTTGACTACTTGAATGATGATGAGTGGGTTGTTTACGGAATCCAATCTTTCATCTCGTAAATTTAAAAGGGGTGTAAAAAGCCCCTTATTTTTTAACTTAAAATATTTAAATCATGGCATGTGCTAATTTAGAAGAGATTGCTGCTGATTGCGAAAGAAACTCAGGAGGATTACACGAGTTGTACGTTGGAAGGTTTAGCGATATTACTGCTATAACTGAGAATACAACTACATGGAATGTAACTGCTGCAACTGTAAGTGTTGCACCTTCAGTAATCGCAATCAAACGTAAGACTTCGCAATATACAGAAGATGAACAACAAGACTTCGTTAATGGTTCTGTAACGGTTACTAGAACAACTAACGTTAAGTTACACCGTAGAACAGGATTGAAGTCGAGAGCATTAGACATCTTAGGTGCAGGACAAGATTACTTGTACACACTTGAGAAAGATGCTAACGGTATTTGGTGGTACACTCCGTACTCACAGCTTCAATCAGTTGGTGGTGGTTCAGGAATGGAACGTGCAGACGGTTCTAACTACGATGCGGTTTTAATCGCTGAGAATGACCATAAGAGTTACACTATTGATGCTGCTGTTGTGGCTGCAATGATAGCAGTATCTTAATAACAATACCTATAATTAGGAAGGGTAGCTTAACGGTTACCCTTTTTTTGTTTCAAATCGTCACCTTCTCCCTATACTTATATGATTTACATAACACGGTCAGTAGATTCTAAAGTATGCCTTACACTTGCTGAGAGTTCACTACTTGCAGCACCTCATTATTTGTTTGCTCTTTATAGAGATATAGACTTAGATGAACCTGTGATATGTGTACACTATGCAGACACAAGTACCTATCCTAATACATACAACCTATTCACGTTTAATGAAGATATTGCTTCAGGTGAATATACATATAGAGTGTATGAGAGTGCTACTGCTAACCCAACTGAGATAGCAGACACAACAGGTAGAATACTTGAAGAAGGTTTAATGATTGTTTACTCATCTACCAACGTAGATACAAGCGTATATTTATGAAACTATTTGGAATACAATTCGGTGGTAAAACTCCTGCGGTTAGAACAGAGCCACAAGCGTTTAGTACACCTTTCTTAAAGATTGGTAAGGGCAACTTAGCACTACCTTACATTCAATCGAATATCAGTAACGGTTCAATCGTTTACTTCGGTGAGGAAAATCTATTCCCACAAATCCTTAATCAGATGTATTACACTTCACCGATTCATGGTGCTATCATCGACTTCATTGTTAAGGCTACGATTGGTGGAGGGTATTCGATTAAAGGACTTACAACAGGTGCAGAGAAGGTAGATTTTGAAGTGTTTAAACGTAAGGTTAAGCTACCTAAGTTAATCAAACAGTTCGAGCGTGACCATCAGATTCACGGTAGAACACACGCTATCATGGTGTTTAGTGATAGTGGTAAGTGGTTAAGTATGAAGCGTGTTGACCCTTCTTGTATTCGTTATAGATTCGATGGTGGATTTGAGTATAGTTCTGATTGGTCAACACAAGCTAATAGAAGAATCATCCCTGCGTACGATGCAATGAATCCATGTGGTGAGATGCTATACACGTTCGGTGAAGCAGGTGCAGGTCAAGACTATTATCCTATTCCTACCTACTCATCTTGTCTTAACTGGGTATTCTTAGATGGTGAGCAGTCACTACTACATAAGAGCAATATACAGAATAGTATATTCCCTTCGCTTGTTATTAGACGACCTAAACGCTTTGGAAGTAAGAAGGAACAAACTGAGTTCATTGATGGGTTAACAGGCAATAAAGGAGCTGATAATGCAGGTCGTGTTATGGTGCTTACAGGTGACGGAATAGAACAAGTACCTGAAGCCGTTCCAATTACTGCGAACAACAACGATAAACTATTTGAATCTACTGCTAAAGAGATTAAAGATAACATCTGTTTTGCTCACAAGATTAACCCTTCAATTATGGGTATTAAGGTACAAGGTTCTTTGGGTAATGCACAGGAATTAGAAATGAGTTACTCAATCTTTGAAAAGAATGTGATATTTCCTGAACGTGAAGAAATGGAAGAAATGTGGAGCGAGATAATGCAGATATGTGACGTTAAAGGCAAATTATCTTTCAAGTCATTCCAAATAATTGAGAAAGCTGAATTAACTACAACACCCGAAGCTATATGATTTACTTTGTAACTGAAGCGTATTTAAAACAAAAGACACCTATAACGCAGAACGTGTCAGCTATTGAGGTGGTGAAATACATTGAACCTGCTGCGTGTTCGTGGATGCAGAATATACTTGGTACATATTTCTTTGATGACTTACTCACTAAGTACAATGCACAGACACTTTCTAACGATGAGGAGTTGTTAGTAGCTAAGATTCAACCTGCGATTGCGTGGAGGGCTGCGGTTGATTGTGTGTTAGGCTTAACATACCAACTAAAGAATAAAGGACTTCAACAACAGAATGGAGATAATAGCGAGAGCGTTGAACAAGGTACAACTGCTTTCGTGATGCGTCACTATGAGCAGAAAGCGGAGTTTTTTGAATCTATTGCAAGACGTTACCTAGATATTAATAAGGATTCATTTCCTAACTATACGAGTACACTCAATACTGATTGTGAGAATGCACTACTTACACCACAATCAGATGATAACTTCAATACCGATATTCTATTTATATGATAACGTACTTACAAGCGGTTAGTGTTATAGAAAACTTTGCCACTCAGAATGAGATGGTGCAGAAGTTCGGCTTTGAGTTCAAAGAGCAGATGCCGAACATAGCTACTGAAGATGAGCGTTATCCATTGCTATTCGTTGTACCAATCGGAGCAATGCCAAGCACGAACGCTAATGAGTTTGAGATTGACATTTACTGTTTAGATCGTTACACACAAGATAGAGTTAATGTAACTTCAGTTGTTAGTGATACTCAGTTGATACTTGCAATGCTTAGTAAGTGGTTAGAAGAAGGTCAGACTGACATAGATGTGATACACGCCTATCCAATGCTTCCTATTAACAATGACTTATTAGACTATTGTGGTGGTTGGGTGATGCGAGTTAGAGTAGAAGTTGACATGGTGTCAATCTGTGAGATACCGTTAAGCGGTGTTGAGCCTACCCCACCAACTCCATGTGAAGATGCTTCATATATCGTTGAGTATGTCAACGGTACGCTAATCCAACAAGGTACAATACCTTCTGGTGGTAGTGAAACGATACAAGTTCCAAACCCTTCAACGTGTGACGATGCAACGCTAAACATTAATGGTGCGTTATTCACTACAATTGGAAGCGGTGAAACTTATCCTTTAATAGTACATAATGGTTTAGGCGACCAATACCCAGTAGGTAGTGCTTTGGGTATTCATTGGCAAGTAGGAGATAGTCAGATACTAATTAATAGCAATCAGTTACAGTTCTTACCTGCACAAGGTACGCTAGATATAGCAGTTGTAAATACAATAGGTACTCCTTTAGGAATAATTATAGGAGTAGATACAGTTGAGCTACCTGATACAACGTATAACGTATATGTGGCAGGAGTACTACAAGCATCAACAGCATTACCAACATTAGGAAACGATAATATAAATATAGTATGGACATAAACATCCCAACATTA